CCAAAATTTTCTTCTTAATGTCGAAAAACCGCTTCTGCTGGTTTTCCATGGGTTCCCCCGTTTCCGCGGGGCTTGGGCTGTTATCTGCTACGGGCTGAGGGTTTGCCTCCCCGTTGTCAGGCGTCTTTTCAGCGTCCTCATCGGGCGTTTCTTCCTGGGCCAGGTCCTTTGGCGGGTTCTGATAGAGCGCGAGGTACTTGTCCAGGTCGGCGCAGGCCGCGATGGCTTTGCCTTCCTCGATTTCGTCCGCGAAGCCGTCCGCCAGCGCCTCCTCGCCGCTCATCCAGCGCTCGGCGTCCATCCATCCAGCGATGATTCCGGCGTCCTTGCCGGTGCGCTCCGCGTAAATCTCCGCCAGCTGCCCGTCGACGCGCTCCAGTTCGTCCGCGATCGCGCGTATCCGGGCCTTGTTACCGCCAACCAGCGCCCAGGCGTTGTGGATCATCAGCGTCGCGGCTTTGGGCATGACCACGCGGTCGCCCGCCATCGCCACAATGCTGGCGGAAGAAGCCGCCAGGCCGTCCACGTGGACCGTCTTGGCCGCCTTGTGCCGCTTCAGCATGTTGTAGATGGTTATTCCGGCAAAAACGTCCCCCCCGGGGCTGTTGATGAAAATATCCAAATTGTCAATGTCGCCCAGCGCGGCCAAATCCTTCTGGAACTGCGCCGGGGTGACCTCGTCGCCAAACCAGGTTGCGTCGCTGATTTCGCCGTAGAGGTACAGCTCTGCCTTTTTGGGCGCAGCCGCCCTAAAATCCCAGAATGTTTTCATGTCACCATTCCTTTCGCCTGCGCGCCCCGCGGGATGTTCTGCCGCGCGTTGGCCAGCGTGATCATATTGCCGTTCACATGCAGGTCGTTCCCGCCCGCCTCGTCCGGCAGCTCGTCCATGTCCTCCAGCCGGCGCACCTCGTTGGCGCTCATCACGCCCGTCTGCCGCATCGTGTTGTAGAAGGACGCGCGGGTCGCCGTATCGCCGCGCAATAAGGCATTCGTATTGAACCTGAAGAAGTAGGTGCCGCGCTCGCCCTCCGTCAGCAGGTCGCGGTACATAGCCTGCTCCAGCCTGACCGACATTGGGTTGATGCAGTCCCGCACATACTCCAGGCTCTGCTGCTCAATGTTGCTAAAGGTGGCGTGCTCCATGTCCATCGCCAGGTGGGCAGGCACCCCAAAGATCCGGCAGATCTCGGTCACCAGCCACTTGCGGGTTTCGAGCACCTGCATCTTTTCCATGTCGCGCTCGAACATCGCGGCCTTGCCACCCTCTTCCAGGAAGAGGAACCTCCCCGCGTTCTGCGCGCCCTTGTAGTTGGCCTCGAAGTCCGCCTTGAACCGCGCATACGCCCGGTCACTCATCCCGCCGGGAACCTCGATGAAGCCGCCGGGATTCACGTTGTTGACGGCCTGCTGTGCGTAGCTCGCAATCGTCCCGGTCAGCCCCAGCACCTCCGCCGCAATCCGGATTGGGTCGGCCGCGTTGTGCCGGTCGCCGAATAAAAACCCGCCAGCATACAGGAACTCGCCCTCGCGCAGTCGTTCCGACACTCCGCCGCCGACGTCCACGTCGATGTAGCGCTCTCCGCTGACCGCGTTCACCTTCACGTCGCTGACCTTGCTCGTCGGGATGTTCCACAGCGCCACGATCCGGCCGGAAGGCTCCCGCTCGATCTTGGCGTAGGCGCCGCGGGTCAGCAGCAGGTTGGCCACGAACATCTGCCAGAACTCGTACGCCGTCGTCTGCGGGTTGGGGAGCGCGTATACCAGCCTGTAGAGCCGATGCCGTGTCGCCTTTTCCTTGCCCCTGTCCGTGTTCCTGTACAGGTGCAGCGGCAGCGTCGCGATGGTCTTGCTGATGATGTCCACACAGCGGAACACCGCGGAGATCTGCAGCGCCTTTTCCGTGCTGACTGAATAGCCCCTGCCAGCCAAATAGCTGGCCCAGCCGTCGTCACTCCCGAGACCGGGCAGGGAGGTGAGCGCCTTTATCTCCAGCACTCGCCCGAATAGCTTAAATCTCAATCCGCTCACCTCTTTGTTATTAGATGACGCGCATCCCGCGCTGCTCGTATACCGACCGCCTCGGCTCCATGCGGATGGCGCCCGCCATCGCGTTGATGAGCGCGACCGTTGGGTCGATGCGCTCGATGGACTTGTTCTTCAGCGGCTTGACGTTGCCGTTTCCATCCGTCGCCACGCGCACATTTCCGAACGACCACCGCGCCACCGGGTCCCCGTTGTGCGTCAGCTCCCCGGTTCGCATCATCCGCTCGATTTCGCCCATTCCGCACGACATTCCGGCCATTGTCTGCGGAATTTCGACGAATTTGGCCTGAATATCGGCCGGAAGCAGCTGTTTGAGGTACTCCAGACGCCACGGATCGCAGAAAAAGTGCACCACTTCGTACCGCTGGCACAGCGCCGCCAGCTCGTCTGCCACCAAGCCGTAGTCCACCACGTCGCCGGGGGTCGCCCGCAGATGGCCGTCCCTCACCCACTGCGCATAGGGCACATGGTCCCGCACCTCCCGCTCCCTGATATTGGCCTCCGGAATCCACTGCATGGGCAGTTGTCGCCAGTCGTCGTGCGCGTCGGATGGCGGGAACAGGCAGCTGGCCGCGGTGATGTCCGTGGTGCTGGACAGGTCCAGCCCGATATAGCAGCGCTCGCCGGCCAGTTCGCCTGCGCTCCAGCCCCGCTGCGCGGCGTCCCACAGCGACAACGGCAGCCAGCCGGTCCGCTTCAGCGCCACCCATTGGTTGAGCCTCAGCCAGCGGAAAAGCCGCTCCGCAGACTCGCTGTTGCGTGCCGCCAAGGCCTCGCTGCGCACCGTGTCCAATTGGATGGTCACACCCAGGCTCGGGTTGCAAGCCCACCAGACCGCCTCATCGTAGATGTCGGCGTCCTCCGGCGCCACGTATACCCTCGCATACAGCGTCGGGTCAAGCGCCGGGTTCTCAATGACCTTCAGCGCCAGCTCATGCCGCTCCCAGCCGATGCTGTGCCGGTCCGGGTCATCCCCGGCCGTGGTGATAACCCACAGCAGGGGCTGCCTGCGCGTGGAGCTCGCCCCAAACGACATGACGTCCCACAGGTCGCGGTTTGGCTGCGCGTGCAGCTCGTCAAAGATGACAATGGACGGGTTCAGGCCGTGCTTGGAGTAGGCCTCGGCGGACAGCACCTTCAGGAAGGAGCCCGTCAGGCGGTTGTGGATTTCCTTCTTGCTGTCCACGACCTTGAGCATCTCCTCCAGCCCTGGGTCCTGCTCGATCATCGCCTTGGCCGCCCGGTATGAGATGGCCGCCTGTTCCTTCTCCGCCGCACAGCAGTAAATCTGACCGCCGGGAGGGTCGCAGATGAGGTGGTACAGCCCCAGGGCCGCGATCAGGGTGGTCTTGCCGTTCTTCTTTGGGATTTCCAAGTAGGCGCTCTTGTACTGCCGCGACCCCTGCGCGTCGAGGGTGCCGTATACCGCCTGGATGACCTCCTTCTGCCAGGGCCGCAGAATGAACGGCTGCCCATAGAAATCATCCGTCAGGTGCATCAGTTCGATGAACTCGATGACTTCCTGCGCCTTGTTCTGGCTATGCGGCACGCATCTCACCCCTCCGCCCGCTTGGCCATGAACGCCGCGATGCCGGCGGGCTTTTCCTCCTTGGGCGGCGTCTTGGGCACCGCCCTGATCCGGGCCGCCGGGTTCAAGAACAGCCTGTCCTCATACTTCAGCAGCAGCTCCACACCCTTGTGGATCGCCGCGCTTGTGCGGTTCATCTGGCCGTAGAGCCGTTCGCGCGCCTCCGCATCGTCAGCGGCGGCCAGGTCCCCGCTCATCTGGCTCAGCGCGTCCTGCAGCCGCGCGACATTGGACAGCTCCAGGCAGTAGCGGTTGATTGCCTGCTGGTCCAGCGCGCTCACAATCTCGATGGTCGAGTACAGCCGCTTCAGCCGCAGGAACTCCGCATGCGCAACCTTGTCCGCCTTGACCTGCGGGGACTCCTGCAGTTCCCTCTCCACCTGCAGCGCC